TAGTTCATTAACATCGGGTTTGTAAACTTTAACAAAGTTTGTTGCTGGTCTATATGAACGACCTTTCCATTGTAATCTCATCTATAAAATGTTGGCTTAAAATAAGGGGGGAATTACCCCCCCTTTATTTATATATTAGGATTGAACTGTGAATCCAGTAGCGATAGCCGCAAGAGTTGTTGTTACATCAATCTCACGAGCTGGGTTTGGTTCACCACCAGTCATCGTAACAGAAATACCGTTCAGGTCGTTGTACGCCTGTCCTGTCTGCTGAGAAGCTGTAGTTACCATTGCTCCGTTGCTCCAAGCAACAGCCCAATAACGCTCATTATTATCTTTGATGATAATGTAAAGTTCATTTTGTTTAACCAAATCAAAGAATAAATTTCTAAGCGTTTGGTTAAGTTTCGGTAAGGATATTACCACTGCAGGTTGGAAGGTTACAGATTGAGCAACATCGTTAACCAAAATGTCTTCAGTGAATGAAGAAGATTGTTTAACAAGTTCAAAGTGATACCATGTACCTTGACCACTAAATCCAGTGATTTCATCATTTGCTGATGTAGTATAACCAGAAATAGTGTGAGCACTATCACCCAAAATCCATAATTCTTTGATACCTCCAATAGATGCATTTCTACAATCTAAAGTATATCCTTGGTCAATATAACACGACATAGTTTATATTATTTAAATTTGGTTTATTAGTTTTTCGCAAGGACAAATGAATCTACAGAGAATACTCCAAGACCATATACCATACGAGCGATGATTTTAACGATATCTTCGTAAGGGTCATACATACCTTTGATTTCAATACCACCGTTATCAGTAGCGTTCATACCTACCATGAAGTAAGAAGCTGGACCAGCAACAACTGCTGATTGACCGTCAAGACCTTGAGTTGGGATTACTCTAACATTTGTGCCAGGTAACATCACTGTCCACTCTTGACCTTGTGCTGCAGAAGCATCGTCAAATGAGAACAAGTTCACATAAGAAGAGTTTCTCATTGAAGCTACAAGACCTCTGTAATCGCTGTAAGAACAGAACATAACTAAGTCATTTCTGTGTAATACATTCGCAGGGATTGATTCGTAGTAAGTAGAGAACACATCAAGACCATTTGTTGAAGTCGCTGCTGTGTAAGCTAATTGAGTAGCTCCGTTACCTGAAGTAACAAGTGCTAAAACTCCGTCAAAGCACTGTGAGTTGTACTCAGTAGCACCAGTCGCAGTTGTATTTCTCCATAATTGTTTTTCTATAGAATCCGCTATGCGATTACTGATATCAGTAATTATCAACTCTTCAAATGGAATTGACTCTTGGAAATTTGAGTTAGATAATCTCTGACTCAAGAAGTAATCATAAAGGTCATAAGCACAAAGTGATTGGTTAACCTTCTTATTACAAGTTGCAATTGTTACTTGTGAAATTGTTGTATCACCAGTAGCGTTAAATCCACATGAACCATCTTGGAAGATAACATTGTTTGTTAAGAATCCTACCTGTTCTGTACCTTTAATATTTGGTCTGATTGTAGCGTACTTTGGTAAAGTTTCTCCAAGGATACTCTTAATAAGCATATCAGTTGCGTTTTCGTCAACCCATACACTCAAGTTAGAGAGGTTATATGAAAATTTTTCATTCTTTTTCATAATAAAATTTATTTGTTTGTTTTAGTTTATTTTCTTAAATCTTTGAGGATGCTTACTCTGAAGTCCTCAAACTTTTCTTTGTAATCAACTTTTTTATCCACAGGTTTTCTCTCTGGTGAATTTTTAAAAGTATTAAACTCAGACTTTAATTCGGATAATTCTGTTTTGAATTTTCCATTTATTGTTTCTACGAGTGATAACAGTTGAGCGATACCGTCTTTAAGTTTTTCAACCTGAGCAACTTGCTCAAAGTAAAGGTCCGTAGACATCTTAGCTTTGGTCATATTTTTTGCTTTGATTGAACCACAAATTTTTGCAGCTGTCTCTTCTGAATAACCCTCTTCTGCCATTTTCAACATGCATTCATCCCAAGGGAATTCAGCCATGTCTACTTCAGCCATCTGTTCAACATTTTCTCTTTGAACAATCTTGCCGTCAACAGTTTGGATTCTAATTTTGTTTTCATTACCTGAAGTATCTTTCAATACTACTTGATGTTCTCCATCAGGTGCTGGTGTTTTTTCACCATCAGGTCCAAGAACATATACTTCCTCACCGACATCAAATGTTGGTGATTCAAGTTTTTGTCCTTGAGCATCTTCAGCAACGGTCATTTCCATCTTTGAACTCTCAACCTCTTCTTGGTTTCTCTCAACCTCAGCCTCAGCTGATTTGACTTCCAATTTGATAATAGTTGATTCTTCATCCAATGTTAACACCAAACCCTCACGAGTTATGTGCGTTCCTACTGGTGCTGGTTGCAATGTACTCTCTCCCAAAACATAAAGAGTTTGTCCAACTTGAAATTCACCATCAGCATTGTTGGTAACCTCAGTTTTTCCGTCCTCTAAAATTGTTGTGAAAAAAGATTCCTTTTTGAATCTCAAACCTAATAACTTAACAATCTTGTCTAGTGCTAGTGTAGCGTTCATGAGTATTAGTTTATTTGATTTAAAATGTTTATGATTTCTTTAAGTAAATATTCATCAGTATTCTCTACCGAAAACTTATACTCAAAGTTTCCTTCAATTGATAGACCTTTGACTTTTCCTTGCTTAATCATATCCCATACTTCGTCATTGTCTATTCTATATCCAACCATCCATGTCCCTAATGGAACATCTTGTTTTGAATAACCCATTGAATAGGCTTTATCTTGTTCCCCATCCACAATCCAAGATTCAACAAGGTACACACCATTGAACTTTTGATTTGAGTGTTCATAGTTTGTCTTGTCTGTTCTTTTCTCAATAAGGAATCTCTGACTCATTACCTTGATTGTCTCAGGTTTAAATGTTACAAAATACTTTTCTCTCGTCATCTCATCAATCCTTGGAATTAAAATACCAGGTTTCATTGCTGGTGAATATAACATTCTTTGTTCCTCGTTAATTGAAAACTGAGCTGACTTATTAAAACTAGCAGATAATGAGGTTGGGGATACTGACCTGATACCTTGTTTTTGGTATAGTCTTCTAGCTTCTGAATCATTATCAATAGCTTCAACAATCATATACCCTTTATCTTTTAACCACTTAGCTTTGTATTCCTTAAATGCATTTGAAGCATTTGGACCTACAGGGAAATCAGATAGGTAAATATCATCCCATAAAACCCCAAGTTGGTCAAGATGTCTTTTGGTTTCTTCTGTTCTTGACTTTTGTCTACCTGAAACAACAACGATTCTATAAGTCTTAGCTTTATCATTGATGTAGTCAATTGTCTTTTGGATTGGGGAATTACCTCTAACCAAAGTATCATCCATATCAACGATGATAACCTGTGAAGAAGCTCTGGTCATCTTCTGTGATTGTGATATTGCGTATGCTTTTTCCGATGCTTTTTTGGTTTCCTCAGAATAGTAACCATTGTTAGGCATTGACTTAGGTGGCATTCCTGCTTTACCTTGTGCAAAACCTTCATCAACAATATCTTTTCCTTGAACCAAAAATTTTCTCCAAGCGTGAACACAGTTAGGTCCACCCTTATATAACCACTTGGAATATGGCTCTCTATTATGACCAAAATCACGATTGGTATCTCTTAGAAGGTCTATCTCCAATCTTCTAAAATATCTTCCTTCAATACTATCACAGAATTCTCTATCAGGTGAACCAGTCAAAACCCTCTCATACTTGAAATAAGTTGTAGGATTCTTATGGTTTCTATCTTTAATTTCTTGAAGTGTTGCACCCCTCATTGATTCCATAACAGCTTCAAACTTTTGTTTGTCTGTCTTTGATAGGAATTGTAATAACTTGGCTACCTCATATTCTTCTTCAGTATACTCAGCCATCTCATCATCTTCATTGATTGCTTGGTCGTGAATTGTACAAGGCATATACATCTCAACACCATCTACCATATGAACATGTGAACCATTACAACCAATTGTTTCAGCGTAAGTTGCAGCTTCATCAGGGTTATCAAATACTGGTACCCCGTTAATCATTGTTGTACCAAAATAAGTCCCACCATTATCCCAACAACCATCAGCGTCAGGACAATTACAACCACAATCACTAGCTTGGTCAATTACTGTACCCTTTTGTATCTGACCAATTGGATATGCCATATTCTCTTGACCAACATAGGATTCAATTGTTCTAATATGGTTATCCATATAAGACACATCAAAGGTCTTACCTTGAATCTTCTCAATCTCACCAATTATATCTTTGAAATCTTCAACCAATACCTTAGCTTCAGATAGTTGTTGCTCACTAGCTGTCTTATATTCAAGGACATCTGCTTCAATTTCAAACACTTTATCAGCAACAACAGCTGCTGACCTAATCATTCCGATACTATCTTCTGTTGGTTTAACAGACATTATGTCCAAAAAGGTTGCTTGAGCACCAGGACATATGTAAAAATACTTCGTTTTATAACCAAAAATATCAAGTTCATAGGCTGATAACTCCTCTTTTGGAACACAATTGGGGACTTTTTGACCCTCTGCATTTCTCTTCCATCCTATCATCTCATATCCTTCCCAACAAGGACCATCTTGAAGTATCTGATATGTTCTCTCACCACAACCACACATCTCAGTATCACCACTTGTCTTTGACCAAGGTTTAAGATTTGAGGTATCAATTGCCATTTCCTCCTCAATTTGTTTTAACTTACCTTCAAGCCAGTTGAGGGTTTTCCACGAACCATCTTCACCCCAACTCATCATTGCAAGATATCCACATCCATCACCAAATTCTTTGGATGAATCCAAATCTCCTTTGTGTCTTGAAATGTAACTAAACATTCTTTTCAAGGTTTCCACGGATAGTGGTTCACCTTTGGCTAACTGATTAAGTCTTGCCTTACCTACGGGGGTCATACAACTACCATAACCATTTTCGTCAACCCATGCCTGAGCTCTCTTTGCGTTGTCTGTTATGTATTGTGGATAGTCTGTAACAGATTCAAAATTCTGTTGTCCAAACCACATAAATTCGGTTTCAATTGCTGGTTGCAAAACAAGAGCAATCTCTTCAACTCTTGTATCACCTGTTAAAGCGTCATCAACCAATAATTCAATTACTTTCAGTGCCATATATTAAAATTTACTTAAGTCATCCAATCTCTTGGATATC